CAATAAATCGCTACTTGACACGCAAATTTGACACTCCCCTTTACACAATTTGACACTAACAAACTGTCAACTTGACACTTGACAACATTTTACATACAAAAAGTAAATATTTAACAAATTTATCAAATTAGCTTGATTAATTACTTATTTTATGTTATACTTTAAGTGTAATCAGATGAGAGTGTATTTATTAATAGGATAATGAATAGTTATATATTATTTATTATCGTACTAATAAGTACGAGAAAGAAGGAATTTTATATGAATAATGCTTTAGTATTAAGCGAAAATAATTTACAAGGAGGTAGTAAAAAGAAAGTATTTACATCACTTGATTTAAACAAAGAAGAAAATATTGACAGAATATTAGCTACTCAAGATAGTGAAACAATGAAATATATTAATGATGTTAAGGGTCAAGTATTAGATGTAATTGGAGTATATGTTACTGAAAGAGAAGTTGAAGATATTAATTCAGATGGAGAAGTATTTACTAGATTCAAACATACAACAATATTATTTACTGCAGATGGAAATCAGTATGTAACTGGATCAAATAGTTTTTATACATCACTTGAATTAATTTGTAGTTTAAAAGGTTATCCAACAGAAGAAAAACCAATGAGTTTAAAAATAACTGATGCACCAGCAAAGGAAAAAGGTCATACATACTTAAAATGTACAATTGTTAAATAATTATATATATGCTACAATTTCATTAGAAAGGAGTTGTAGTGTATGGAACAATTAATGTTGTAGTTCAAAATGGTTTGGGTGTTGCTAGTTTTGTTGCTTTAATAATTTATATATTTGAATATGAAAATAAGCAAAATGACATTTTAGAAAAAATTAGCAGCACACTAACTTTATTAACTGCACGAGTTGATAAAATAGAAGAAAAAATTAATAAGGGAGAATAATATGCTAAATATAGAAGATATAAAACTAATAAATAAAATATTTAATAATGAAGAAGTTGAAAGTAAATCAGCTAATAAATTAAAAGAAAAAATTTCACTTGTATGTGAGCAAATTGCTATTAAAGAAAAAGCACAAGAAGATATGGCAAAATTACAAGATAAAATTGTAGCACTTAATAAATCTGAAAGTGAGGAATAATTATGTATAAAGGACAAAAATCAATTCGTGGTGGAATAGAAGATTTTTTGTGTCCATTTACTGATATGTATATCACACAAGGTTCAAATTCAGAATTTAGTCATAAAGGGATAATGGCAAATGATGTTCGTGGAATAGAATCTGGAGTTAGATATCCATATTATGCACCTTGTACATGTAAATGTATAAAAGTATATCCAGAAAGTGGACAGTCAATGTGGCAGTCTATAAATAAAGTAAGATTTGCAAATGGAAATATTGATTATGCTACTTTTATGATAGCACATGATGACAGTCAAGATTGTTATGTAGGGCAAGTTGTAGAACAAGGAAATCAATTAGGAAATATGGGAATAAAAGGAAATGCAACTGGAGTTCTTTGTCATATACAAACAGAACAAGGTAAGGATATAAGTTGGTACAAAAATAAATATGGAATATATCAATTTAATAATGAAGTTGATTTAGATGATATGTATTTCGTAAATAATACTAATATTTTAAATGGTATGGGTGGAAATTGGAGATTAACTTCAGATATAGAAGTAGGTGAAGCTGTTGATCAAATACTTCATGAAGGAAGTCATGTAGAGATACCCGGTGTATTTGAAGTTATTGAAATTGATGTAAAAGATAATACTGCACTTGTTAGAATTGATGGAGTTGATTATTGGATATCATCAAAACCATTAAAAGAGGTAAAATAATTGGTAGCAAATGAGAAATTAGTTGCTGCTGATGGATATGAAGTAATGCTTTTTCCTCTTCCTTTTCTTTATATGAGTCAAGATGAGGGTGGAGATTATTCACATGCTGGTACTCTTGCAATGGATTTTCTAGGATGGAGTGGAAATGGTAGAGTATATCAAGCACCATATTATGCACCAGTAAGTTGTACTTGTATAGCATCAACTGAATCTGCTAATAGAATATGGCAATCAAATAATAAAGTACATCTAGCAGATGGAAGTCTAGATTATTGTACATGGGTTGTTGCTCATGATAATAACCCACCACCGGTTGGTACAGTTTTACAACAAGGTGATTTGATGGGACATACTGGTACGGCTGGGCAAGTAACCGGCGACCATGTCCATCTTAATATTGCCAAAGGTACATATGCAAATTGGGAACAAGTACCACCAAATAATAATTGGCAACTAAAAAATTCAATGCATATTTATAATGCATGTTATGTAAATAATACATTTATAATTCAAGGTTATAATCATCCATGGATAAATTATACCGGACCACTTCCACCAATTACTGAAGAAAAGAAAAAATTTCCATGGGTATTATATGCTAGAAAGTTAAGAGAAATGAAATAAATTTGACATTTCTCTTTTTTTAATATATATTAAAAAAAAGGAGGAGATAAAATGTCAAAGTTTAGTGCTGAAGAATTATCATCAAGAATAAATGATTTAGAAATAGATGATGATGTAAAAATTTCCTTAATGGAAGACATAACAGATTCTATCTCTAAAGATGAATCAGAAGAACTTGCTACATTAAAATCAGAACTTGATAAAGCAAAAGAAGATTATGAATCTTTAAAAGAAAAATACAAGTCTAGATTTTTTGAGGCAGTATCAACTGACGAAGAAAAGAAAGATGATGAAGAATTAAAAGAAGAAGAAGTAATAGATATAAAAGAAATTTAGAAAGGGAGTGAATATTATGCCTATTACAGATAAGTTAAAAGTTAAAAACGATGCTGAATTATTATCATATATGATAAATGTAAATCCAGTATTAAGAGAAGAAATTGATTTACCAGTTCAAGGTGAAAGTTTAGCACCAATTGGTAAAGTAATAGTTAACAATGAAAGATATAAAAATGCTTTCATAGATGCTATTAACCTAGTAGGATTAACATTAATACATAGAAACTACTGGGAAGATCCATGGGAAAATTTTACTAATGGAGAAATGATGTATTTTGGTGATACATTTAGAGAAATGGCAGTTGATATTGCTGATGTATTTGATTATAATTACTATGCTACTGATGTTGACCATTTCTTAGAAAATGTTGTACCAAATGTATATGAATATTTACATCACATTAATTATCAAAAATTTTATAAAACTACTACATCAGATACACAAATGGCTATGGCATTTAATACTGAGGGTGGATTATTAAGATTAGTTGATGAAATAATATCAAGTTTATGGGAAGCATATAAATATGATAAATATATAGTAAATAAATATATGTTATGTCGTAGAATTGTAGATGGAACAGTTACATCAAAACAAATTCCAAATTATAGTACTATGACTGCAAGACAAAGAGTTGCATTTATTAAAAATGTATCAAGCTTAATGACATTTAGAAATCCAAATTATAATCCAGTAGGATTAAGAATTGCTACTCCTTTTGAAAAACAAATTGCTATTTTAAATACTGATTTTGAGGCAGATTTAACAACAGAAGTTCTTTCAACAAGTTTCTTTAGAAATGATGCTGAAATGAAATCTCGTCTAGCTTTAATTGATGGATATGGAAATCATGATGTTGCAAGACTTACTGAAGTATTAGGAAGTCAGTACACACCATTTACTACTGAAGAACTTACTGCCCTTAGTCATGTTCCAGTATCAATTATAGATGATGCGTGGTTCCAAAATAAAACTTATGCACTAGATGGTGTAAGTGGAAATGAAAGTGAAGATGTATTTACTGATTCAACATCACGTGGAATTAAGAGAACATCTTTCTATAATCCTGAAACACTTAAAAATAATCACTGGTTACATTACTGGGGTGTTAAAGCTACATCAATTTTAAAACAAGCAGTAGTATTTACTACTGATGAAGTAGGAGTTACAAGTGTTACTGTTAGTCCATCTACTGCAAGTGTATATGCTGGTCAAAAATTAAAACTTACAAGTGCAGTTGTTACAACTGGATTTGCAAATAAATCTGTTATATGGTCAGTAGATGAAACAAGTGCAACAGCTGGAGTTAAAATTAATCAAAATGGAGAATTAAGTGTACCAAGTACTGCCATTAATGAATCTACAATTACAGTTACTGCTACATCAGTTTATGATAGTACAAAAACTGGAACTGCTACAATAACAGTAGTATCTACTAATACTGCAAAAACAACTTCAAGTAGCAAAAACTAGAAATAAATTCCTATAAAGGGATGGGAAATATCCCATCTCTTTTAATATATTATAGAAAGGAGTAAAGTATGCAGAAGAAGTTAATTAATTCACAACTAACAAACTATAAAACATATTTAATGGTACTTGATGATATGATAGAACTTGCTGAAAATGTATATGAATTTAAAAATATTCCTGAGAATATTGATATAGGATATGTTAATAAAATACTTTTAAAAAATGGTTCAATAGCATGGTTTTATGATGAAGTACTAGGATTAATTGCCCTACCTTATGATGTAAATAATGGCTTTGATATATATGGTAGACCACAATCTATTACTGCTAGAAGTTATAATGGTAGATATTATAGAAGATTAAATCAAGGTGAATTTATTATAATGTATGATAATAACAGAAGATTATCTCTTATGCCAAAAATAATGCAAAGAGCTGAAAGAATTGCTATGTGTGTTAGAACTGAAGATGTTAATATAGTACAACAAAGAACTCCTCGTGTATGGAAAACATCTAAAGATAAAGAGAGAACATTAAGAGATATGCTTTCAAATATTGATGGTATGATGGAAAATGTTATGGCATATGATAATATAGAACTTGATGATATTAATACAGTCTTAGCACCAGCACCTTATATTGTATCTGATTTAGATTTACATATAGAAAAAGAATGGGCTAGTTTTTATAGATTAATTGGTATTTGTTCAGTTGTCGAAGAAAAAAGAGAAAGATTAATAACTGATGAAGTTGCTATGGGACAAGGTGGAACAGTAGCATCAAGATATAATAGATATACACCAAGGCAAAGAGCAATTGATAAAATTAATAAAAAATGGGGAACTGATATTGAAATAAGTTATTATGATGGAGTTCCTACTAGTATAAAAGAAAAAAGAGGTGATGAAAATGTTTCTATTTCCGAGAATATTCCTACCAGCTGATTATAATTTACCACCAACACTTTATTCAATAATGGATGCTATGGTAAATTTTGGTCAAACTGATAAAGTAAAAATTAAAGATTTACCACAAGCATCAAGAGAAGAAATATTTGATTTTAATTATCCTCTAACAAATAAAATATCAAAACAAGATTTTGAAGTATTAATATTAAAACATTTCATGATGAGAAGAATTGGCTATGACACTATGACAGCTTTTAAAATAGCACTAGATGTTAAACTAAATGAAATAATGCCAATTTATAATAAAATGTTTGATATGCTTGATGGATGGGATTTATTTTCTGATGGAGAAGTTGAAACAAGAAGTGTAACGGATTCAAGAAGTACACAAAATTTATCTAGTTTAAATCAAACTAATAGTGGTACTGATACATCAGATAGAAGATTCTCAGAACTTCCACAAAATAGACTTACTGACCTGCAAAATGGTAATTATGTTACTGATTATAATTTAGATACTAATAAAACAAGTAATTCTATGAATAATCAGTCATCATCAAATATATCAGATAGTGGAAGTTTAAGTGAGATAATTGAAAGAAGTCCAGCTGATAAAATTGCAATATATAAAAATTTCTTAGAATCTCGTGAAAGTATCTATACAATGATATTTAGAGATTTAGATAATTTATTTTATGGTTTAGTATAAAGGAGAGTGATATTATGAATAAACCAACATTTAAACATATATGTTTAATGCATATGCAACAACTTACAAATTTTCCATATATAGAAAAAGATTTTGATGCACTTACTGATTATGGTTTACTTTGTAAAGTTGTCGATTATCTTAATCAAGTAATTACAAATGAAAATACACAAAATGAAAATATAGTAGCACTTTATAATGCTTTTGTAGAACTTAAAGATTTTGTTGATAATTATTTTGATAATTTAGATGTACAAGAAGAAATTAATAATAAGCTTGATGAAATGGCATCAAGTGGACAACTTGAACAAATTATTGAACAATATCTAAGTTCGAGTGCAATTTGGGGATTTGATACTGTATCTAGTTTAAAACAAGCTACTAATTTAATTGATGGAAGTTTTGCAAAAACTTTAGGATATTATTCTAAAAATGATGGTGGTGGAGCTACTTATAAAATAAGAACAATAACAAATAGTGATAATCCAAATGATGCTAATATTATAGCTCTTAATGATGAAACATTAATAGCTGAACTTATTTATGATAATAACGGAATCATTAATGTGTTACAATGGGGAGCAAAAAAAGATGGTGTAACAGATAATACATCGATATTTAATAAAGTTATTGATTATGCTAATAGTAATAATAAAAATATCTATATACCTAAAGGAGATTATGTTATTGAAAATGATTTACACACAATAACATCATCAATATCTATCTATGGAGATGTTGCAGGAAGTGGTAATAATGAACTAAAATCAATTATTACAGATAAAAGAACATCAGATAATTATTTATTTGATTTTCCACAAATGATAAGACAGGGTGGAATTATTAAATATTTAAGTTTTAGAAATATAGGTAATCCTTATAGAAATAAATGTATAAGATTATTAAATGCTATGACATATCAAGGTATTATTGATAGTTGTAATTTTTATCAATATGGTAATGCTTTATATTTAGATAACACACATGGTTTAACAATTGATAAATGTTCTTTTGTAAAATGTGGTAGTGATAAAGTAAATGCTAATAAAGATGAATTTGCAATTTATATTTATAGAAGTGTAGATTTATCGCTTAGTAATATAATGGTAGATCATTCACGTTATCAATTATATATTGAAGATGCAAGTTATGTATATGTAAGTAATTCACACTTTGAAGTATCTAATTTAAATATAGTAAATGGTAAATCATCTATTTATTGTGAAACTGGAAATTATGGTCACGTGTCATTTACTAATTGTTCATTTATAGGACTTTCATATAAAGCGTGGATGGAAGAAGCTGGTTTAACAGCAGCTCAAGTACCTTTTATGATATATGGAACATATTTAGATATTGTAAATAGTGTACTAAGTTGTGGAAGTGGTTCTGGTGGTTATGATACACCATATGGAAGACAATGTAAATTTGCAAATATGTATTATGGAACTATTGATAATTGTAAAATAAAATCACCTTCATATATTACAAATTCATTTAATTTAACACAAAGTAAAATGATAAATTCTCATATACAATGTGATATAGAGGAAGAAGATTTTAATAGTATAACAAGAACTTCAAGAATTATATATTCAAATAACGGAGAAAGTAAAAATAATTACTTACAATTTTTATTACCGACAACAGACCCTCAAATATATCCTAATATTTATCCAGTTTTACATAAATGGCATAGTGACTTAACACCAATAACTACAAATAAAAGAGAAATAAACTTTGAAAAAATAAAAGAAAATGCTAACTTACAACAATACAATACTTTAAAAATTCAATCTCCTGTTCTTTTAAATGGAGTTTATAAATTAAGTGTTAAAAGTTTTGCACAGAATTCTTTAATTTATGAAGGTTATTTTAGAGTTAATGGAAAAAATTTAGCACTTGTAAATGATATTTATAAATTATTCGGTGATGGATATGGTATTTCAATATTTACAGATGATGATGAAACTATTAATGATATTTATATTCAAGTTAATATGCTTACTTATAGAACTAATGCTTTAATAGTTGAAATTGAAGGATTAGAAGGTCACCCAGATGTACTTGTTTATTATGTACCTTCAATAAATACAGCTTTAACATATACACATAAATTAGATTTATAATAAAAAGAACTCTTAAGAGTTCTTTTATTATGGATTAACAATTGTATTATTTACTGAATAATTTCCTAAATAATCGTGTGAGTGCCATAAAGTAACACCACTTCTATAAATATTATTTATTTTTTCCATATCATCAGATGGTACTGCTGAATTAGTATTTGCATAACCTATATTTTCGCTATTTCCAATTTGTACATAATTATAATATGTTCTTCCAATTTGATTAGGCATTTTTAATCTATTAATTTTATATCCATATTTTGAAAAATAGTCGTCAATAGAACGAGCATATTCTTGTTTTATTGTCATTGAATACCAATGAAAAGTATTATTTAAATTTGCAGTTACAACATCACCACAATTAATATTTCCTTTAGCAGTATCGGGTGCAAAAGAGTGTTGATAAACTGATGCCATACTATTAAAAACTTGCGTTGCACCACCTAAAGCAATAGCACCAGAAGTAACATCACCAGTAGATGCTGCTATGCTACCAGCACCAATAATTTTTAATAAACCTACTCCAACATCACCAGCAATATTTACTCCATTTTGAGTTAGCCAGTTAGTATAATTATCAGTTGACCAGTTTAACTGTGGGTATTTACCAAGTACTAAAGCCTCATCATATGGTAGTGCCTCACCTTTATAATATATTGGATAACATCTAATAGAACATCCAGGTGTTAGGCACTCTTCAATTTGAAATCTTAATTTTCCATCATTATCTTTAGTAAATAATTCTTGATGATAAACAGCATTATGTCCTTGTCCATTACTCATATTAATAGCAACAAATGGAAATGTTAGTAATTTATTATTCTTTGGTATATATCCATCAATATTTGTTATTGGATTTATTTTTTGTTGAATTTCAACTGGTTGTGTACTTTCAGTTATAAATCCGCTTTGCTCAGTAACCAAATTATATGGTGCTAAAAATAATGATACTATACTTCCTGGATACTCATTTTCTATATCTATTATCAATTCTTCTAATTCTTCATAAGTTTTATTTGGAAAACAATAATAAGGAAATCCAGTAAAAATTCCATTATATACTCCACCAAACCTTTTTATATAATCACTAAAATCTCTAGTTGAAGATATAACAACTCTAGTATTTTGTAAAGATGCATTTCTAACATGATCCTGAATAATATATTCTCCAGTTTCTAATCCCTCTGGTATAGTGTTAGCACCAATTGTATCATTATTTACGTGTTCCCTTATTATAAAGCATGGTTCTGGTGTCCAATAATCATACCATGTATGAAAAACATCTACTGTAAAATTAATTCTAGTTGTATAATTATTTCTATATTCTATTGAATCAATAAATGCAAAAAACCATTTATTAGAATAATCAGTATTTTGAAAAGCCATATAATTACATTGCAAACATGTAGCAAAATCTACATCTACTTCAATTGTATTTTTTCCATGTTTTATAAATGAATAAGTATTTCTTGATACTTTTGCCTTTGATGTACATAAAGCAACCATCTGATTTTCAGTATATGTTAAAACATGCTTATAATCCTTTTCTAATTTTATTCCACTACATAACATTATTTTTGAATTCATCTATTATCACTTCCTTTACTTAAAATTTTAATGTTATTTTCGTATTTGTCAACATTTAAGAAACATCTTAAATTAATCATAAGTTCTAATTTATCTTGTAAAGGTATATCTGATTTATCTAAGCTATCTACTATTATTAATATTGCTTTAATTAAACTATCATCTTTCATAACATAACTCCTAATACTAATCCTAATAAAATTAATAAAATTCCTATGTATGCTAGTATATTATATAATTTCATTATTTATTCTCCTTTATCTAATATTATTTTTAAATCAGTTATTGGATTTCTAGTTGAAAAATATTCTTTATTAGAACAATACCTAGAATATTTATCTAAATATTCTCTAACTTCTTTTATTATGTTTTTCTTTTGTTGTAATTGTGTTTGTAATTTATCAACATATTCTTGTGTGTATGCTTTTATAGTTCTTGAATGTTCTTTTATATATCTTCTAATATTTTCTTCAATTATTTCTTCTTCACTCATTACTTTCACTTCCTTTTATTATCAGTTTCTATATAATCAATATACATTTCTTCGTCAATATCATCTCTTATATATATTTCTTTTGTATGAAAATCAGAAAACCCCCAATTTTTTTTTTAATCTTGGTTCTTCTTGTTCGTTTTTAAAAAATATTTTGTAATTAGTTCCTAATATATTTGCTTCACTCATTACTTATCATCTCCTTTTAGTTCTTTAATAACCATTTTGCAAATATCTACTGCCCACTCATTTTCTACTTGTTCTCCAACAACTATTAAATCTTCTAATCTTCTTATAAGCTGTTCTTCTTTATTATTTAGTCTTTCTATTTCTTGTTTATATTGTTCTGTTTCTTGTTCTAATCTATATTTAAAATATTCTGGTGTTATTGCATTAATATCTTTAATCACTCTTTATCACTTCCTTATAACAAAATCTATTGCTTGTTTGAATTCTGTTCCACATAAATCATTAGCATAAAATATATTACTTTCCCTAAATGTTTGTAATAATCTTCTTATGTTTTCATTATTTATTAGTGGATTATATATATCTCTTTGATAATATCTACTTGTTTTTATATTATCACTAAATGTAATTGTCTTTTCTTTTATTTTAGTGTATTTTGGCTTTATAAACCAACATGTTTCAATTCCATCTTTTTCTTTTAAATATTCTCCTAAGAATTTAAATCCTTGATAATCAAATGCTATTCTAAAAAGTACCTTATATTCTTTGTAGCTTTTAGGAAGATGAGGTTGTGGATCACTTTGCCACTCACCTTTATTTAGCATGTTTGCATGTGTTCCTATTACATAACTACTTCTACCAGTAGATTTACAATGCTCTAGTGCAAGTTTTACTTTAACTGGATATCCATCTTCATCTATTTCACCAGTAGGTAGCCATATTGAATTAATTTCACCTTGATTTGTTTTCCTTAATAATTTATCAAGACCCCAGTCTTTTAAATATGGACAAACTCTTGAAATAGTATTACCTACTAAATACATTTTAACAACTCCCCTTTTTCTATCAACAGTAGAAAATAAATTGAGGAGTTTATTCGGTTCATCATATAAATAACTTTTTCTTGACATAAATTCTTCCATTATAATTGTATATACATCTAAAAAGCTACCACCAGCATAATTTTGTTCAATTGAAAGTGCTACTACATATCCTATCTTTTCACATCTTTTTGTTTTACCAGTTTCAATATCATATTTTGAAAGCCATATCTGATTAGAATATACTGTTATTAAATTGTATTTATTATCAGTTAAACTCATAATATCTATATCTGAAAAATAAGACTCTATTAATGATGGCTTTATTTCTTCTACTAATCTTCTAACTAGCATGAATCTTCTTCCTTTTTCAATTTCCTCTTTAATAATTTCTTTTGGATTCTTATAATCAGATATATATCTAAATCCATCAAATAAATATGGTTTAATTCCCTCTTCTAATTTTACTTGATAACTTTTTCCATTAGCTCTTTCACCATATGCTATATTTATTGATGCACCCTCTTTATCCAGATTCTCTATTGAATAATATACCTTTTCTTTACTCATTTTTATCAACTACTTTATTTATCATATCAGTTATCTCTAATATTAACATATCATAAACTTTACAAATATTTTCATAACTAGTTTTACCAGTTACAACATTACTTCTATCTATGTTTAATTTCTTGCAAATTTCATTAACTGATATTGTTGAAAATCCTTTAATAAAATTTACTTTTCTTGTTTTTTCTTCATTATTCATTTTATCACTTCCTTTTAATTAATTCTTTTATTCTAAATAAATCTTCTGTTTTTTTATCTTTAAATACATAATTATTGCACCAGTCACATAATGTATAATCTTTAAATTTAGGTATAATAACTCTTCTTCCACATTTACATTTATATTTTATTTTATCATAATAATTTGTCATATTTTCAAATTCTTTATTAGTTAATACTTTCATTATATCTCGCCCTCTCACTACTATTATCTATAAGTAAATTTGTATAGTCCCATGATTTTGATAATGTATAACTGTTTGGCAGGATACATGCTGATGATTTATCAGTTACTAAATAACTATTACCTAAATAATCAGTTATTTCTATCGGCTCTTGATTATCATTATACATTATACTCATCTTATGAGTAATCTCATATGGAAAATATAAATCATCTTTAAAATCTTCTAATCTCTTTAATGCTTTACATCCACATTTTGGTACTCCAGCTACTGTAATACTTATTTTATTTTTGATAATTTCTTTTGTCTTTTTATCCTTTTCATCTCTTTCATATGCATACTTTTTAGCACCTTGTGTTATAAATCTATTATAAGTATGATCATTTAATCCATTAGTTTCATAATCAAACCCTCCAAGCATATGACTTACTCCATGTATATCTTTTGGTGCAAATTTCTCTACTGGTATTCTTAAAGCTTTTGATACATAATTAATTCTTTTAATTACACTTTCATTATATTTATCAAAAACTTTCTTATCATATCCTTGTACTAATTTTATACTATCTGTATCCATATATACTACATAATCATCTAGTGCCATTACTCTTCTAAATAAATTATTTCTATTAAGTGCAGTAACAAATACACCATAACTAAATGATAAAAATCCTTTGTTTTTTTCTTTTTTTAATTTTTCAATTATATCTTCATTAGATAGTTCTACTTCATCCCATAATCCAGTAGAATCATCAAATATAACATCTGAACGGATATTATTGGTCACAGTCATGCCATAAATCGCATTGAAAAGTCTTTTTTCTAGTTGATATTCAAGTTCAAACTCTGGATTATCTTTGTACTCAGTCTTATTAACATATTTTTGCAGTAGAAATTCAATAAATTTTTTTGGTAAATATGCTTTAGTTGAATACCATGCCTCTTTAATTTCATAACTTTCAATATCGTAGCAGTCTAATATTAAATAAAAATCTATATCAGTTATTGTCATTTCAAAACTATCTGCTGAAATAACTCTACCATTATCATATTTACATCCTCTTAAATTTTTGCATTTACTTGATGATATATAAGTATTATAATATTTACTTTTTACATTTTTAAATTCAACTGTTAGAATATAATAAAATTTATCAGTCATCTCTTCTCTTGTCTTTATATTAATCTCTTTAAATTCACTTGATGGATATTTATATGCGACTAGTACGTAAGGATATGCACTCGTAATATCATAACTATCTACATTTACAAGTATCATATCACTATATAACCAAGATGCATGTGTTATACCTCCAGCAAAACTATCTTGTAATCTATTATATACAATTGGATTAGTATTAATTGCTTTTGATACTATTCTTTTATATTTGTAATCTCTTAATGTTATATTCATTAATTCTCTTCTAACATGTCCCGTAGATGTTGATGGTATTTTACCTACTTCTTTATATGTTTTTAATTCTTCTAGTATATAGTAATAATCAACTATACAGTCATATTCACAATATCCCATCTCTTTTTCAGTTAATGGTGTTTTTGAGTGCCTTAATAAATCATAATTTAGATCTCCAACTTTCTTTTCAACTGGTAAATTAAATAGTTTTGGTAAATCTTTTAGTGCTGCATTACTCATCATATAACTACATTTTATTTCAAAATTATAATCTCTTAATTTTGAAATCATAACTTTTCTTGATTTTCTTGCCATAACTTCACTAAAATTAAACACACCTTTTAAAAATTGAAATTCAAATGCTTGATTATGTATAAATAAATATTTTTTCATGGGTATATATACTTCAAGTAATTTTAAAAAGTTCTCTAAATCTTCCCATGTTCTACCATAATATACTTTTTCATTTATTGAAAATTGCCATATATACATAGTTGCATAATATTTTATATCTTTTCTTTTTTTATCTTCTTCTGTTAATTTATCATAATATATTGCTGGATAAACTACTCCATCAACTGTAATAAATGAGGTTGTCTCAATATCGAATACATATATGTTATTATCATATTTTTTTCTTTTACCAACAACTTTTGCATCATGTCCATTATATTTATACCATATTTCCACATACTTATATCCTTTCTTCTAATTTTCCACTATCAATAATTTCTTCTATCTCTTCATCAGATTTATCTGGATATTTTCTCTTTAATAGCTTTTTAAGTAAATCTCTTGTTTTATCTCTAATATCTAAATCTTTAATATAATCTAAATTTCCATATGTCATTAATCTATCAAGTAATGTATCTTCATCAGTTTTACCTTGCAAATAATCTTCAACATGTGCCCATACAGTAGATGCATTTGAATACTTTGCTAAATCATCAAACTGAGTAGTATTAAATAAATCATATAAAAATTCAGCATCATCATAACTTAACATCTCAGTATCTTCACCAAGTGATACTCTTAATGATTCAATAACACTATTTCTTGTTTCATTTATTCCTTTTATTGTTGATGTTTTACTTTGTAAAAATAAATCAGATGCTCTTGCTATTGCACTTAGCTGTGTAGCATTTAAATCTTTTGAAATATTAATATAACCTCTTCTATTTAAAACTTTTGTTTTTCCAAGTTTTCCTACATCTAATCTTTCATATAATCTTCCACTAGCCCATGTTTTATTCATACCACTTTGTTTTAATCTATTTATTCTTTTATTAACAGTACTAACTTTTGTTTTTACTTGTCTATATAATTTTTGTTTTGGTGTTAATTCTTTGTTCTTTACTCTTCTAGTTCTTATCTGATTAAATCTTCCAGTACCTTTTGTAATATAACCACTTTTCTTTTTTTGCTTTCCTTTGTAAACTCTTCCAGCTGCCATTTTCCATCACCTCGTAATCATTTCCCATTAATTTAATAAATATAATAATTATTATAGTTTTAATTTTATTATTTGAATAATGCATATTTACGCATTTATTCTTTCTATTTATCTCAATTATTTTAGTTAATTTATTCATCGACTTTCTCCAATTCTTTAATCTTAATAAGAATCATATCTAATACATCTAAATATGCACCAGTTTCACATCTTATTTCTCTTAATCTACTCTGATAATAATCTTTATTATAATCTTCATTATCTATTTTATCTAAATAATAATCATATAACTCATTTAATTCTTGTATTTTAATATCAATTTTATTATATAAATCTCTCATAATTATACCTCATCTATATATAAATATATTACATCATCACCAATTGTTGTTTGATAACTTAAATTATTTTTTCGAAAACATTTTGTTGTTATATCATCATGGTATATTTTATTAATGATTTTAACAAAACTATCATAATCATTACAATCATACATCTTGAATCCACTTGTTGATAAAAATGTTATACTATATAAATCCTTTCCTCGTATATTTTTATTTAAACTATTTATCATTTCAATAGTCTTAAATATTTCGTATGCTCTCATTAGCATCACTCCTTTCATGATT